TGCGTCGAGTAGGCACTCTCCCGGCCCAGGCGCGGTGATCCATCGCCGCGTCTCGGCTGCGAGGGTGCAGCGACAGGTCGTATACCGCGCCAGATAATTTCCCCACATCCGAATTGACGTCCCCGGTCCCTTGATGTAGCATGGGGCCCGTGGAAGTGATCCTAGCAATCGACCCCGGTGCGGTTTCCGGGTGGGCAATTGTATCTGTGGGGCCCTCCCCCGAGCACGTCCGGAGCGGCACTTTTCACTTCACCAAATCCCCCAAAGGCCAGCCCGTATCCCCTACGGAGCTGGTCACCTATCTGTGCGCCGAGGCCAACAGGGACGGGCATACCATCCTGCGCGCGGCCATCGAGGACCAGTACCTGGACAAGAACGTCAACACGCTCAAGAAGCTGGCACGGAACGGAGGTCGGTGGGAGGAGGCGTGCGAGGCGGCCGGGATCCCGGTGGAATACGTAGCGGCATCCACGTGGCAGAGCCGCGAGCTGTGCATGCCCGGCGCCAAGCGCGACGTGCTGCGGCGAGCGGCCGATGCAAAGGCGTTCGGGATCTGGCAGCTAGAAGGGCCGGAACACCGCATCGACGCGGCCTTGATCGGACGGTATGTTGCTGTTACAATGTACCGCAGGATGATCAAGCCGCCCCCCCACTGAGTCATGGGGAGAGGGATACGGTATAACGGAATGACTCTAGGCCAGCTCTGCAGGCTGACGGCCTGCGAGCGGAAGGAGGCCGAGTGCACAGGCGGGGTGTTCACACGGCAGGACATCGCGGACGCGCTGGAGGTGGAGATCACCCAGGCCGGCCGGTTCATCCGGGACGCTGCGGCAAACGGATGGATGTCCTGCGTGTGCCGCCCCGAGAAGCGAGGGCTGAAGGGCAATTGCAGTACGTACCGGATGACGCAACGATGGCGCGAGCTTGCCGTCGAGCTGCGGGAGAAGGGCGTGCTGCCAGACATCTGCTCGCACCCAGGATGTCACCGACAGGCGTTGCCGATTCGCTTTCGGAATCAGTACTGGTGCCGGGAGCATCTGATGGAGCGGCACTGCCAAAACTGCCGCCGGTGCGACGCCGACGGGAACTGCCCGAAGACGCGGCCCCAGGAGGTGTCCGATGACGAAGACGATGCTTGAGCGACTGTCCGACCTGCGGTGCCACCGGTGTGGGGGCAAGATGACGGTCCGCGCGGACCGCCCGCTGACCGACGCCGAGGACGTGTGCATCCTGAGCGTACGCTGCCCCTGCGGCTACCAGGCGAGCGCTGAGGCGATGGACCCGGCGGAGGCGTGCGGCAAGCTTCTGAGGCTTGTCCTCGCCCCTAAGCCCAGCATCGCGAGCATCCCCTACAATCGACGGGATGCATCCCCCTCTCAACCCTACCTGGAAGCGGTTTAAACCCGTGCTAGCCCCCATACCTCCGCACCTGCAGGGGATTCAGCCGGTCCATCCATCCTTTGAGGGCATGGTTCACGAACGGTACCGTCCCCCCGTCGGACACCTGCCGTGGCCCGGCAAGATTGTACACCCGGACCACCCCGACCCAGAGCAGGCGCGTTACGATATGCAGGTCCGCATGGAAGCCCTGAAGGAGGTGCACCTGCGCTTAGCACGGCGGAGCTTCCCAGCCTTCATGGAGTACTGCTTCATCGACAGCAGCACCGGCCGCCCCTACAACCAGCAGTGGTTTCACGACGAGTGGGCGGCCGCCATGAGCGCGCACGATCGCCTCATCATTATCGCCCCTCGTGACCACGGCAAGACATCACAGATTGTAGGGCGGGCCATCTGGGAGCTGGGGCGGGACCCAAACCTGCGGATCAAGATCGCGTGCGCGTCAGACGGGAGGGCCAAGGAGCGGCTGTTCGAGATCACGCAGAATATGATGTACAACCGGCGCGTGCAGGAGGTGTTCCCCGGGCTCGAGCCCGACGACGCCGCCACCTGGAACGTGCACAAGATCCACGTCAAGCGCACGGCGCGCCACCGCGACGCCAGCATCGAGGCCATGGGCATCACGTCCACCGCCACGGGCGGCCGCTGCGACCTGCTCATCGCGGACGATGTGGTTGACCGCCGGAATGCGCTGGCCTTCCCGGCGCTGCGCGAGCAGATCAAGCTGGCGTGGCTATCGGACTGGACCAACCTGCTCGAGCCCGACTCGCGGGTGCTGGACATTTGCACGCTGTGGCACAAGGACGACCTGAATCACATGCTGATGAAGAACTCCGAGTACCACACCGAGTTCTACGCAATCGACCACGGGTTCGCATCGATGTGGCCCGAGAAGTGGCCCGAGGCCGCGCTCCGGCGACGCTATCGGGAGATCGGCACCGTCGAGTTCAACCGCGGCTTTCGCAACCAGGCGGTCGACACCGACTCCGCCATCGTGCAGTCCTCCTGGCTGCGGTACGCCGATCTTGCCAAGGAGCGAGCTTTCCAGGAGAGCCTGGACGACCTCGCTTTCTTCACCAGCTACGACACGGCGGCCACGCCCACCGGCGGCAAGGAGCAAGACTTCACGGCGTGCTGCGTCATCGCCATCGACCTCAAAGACCACAAGATCTACGTCGTCGACGCCTGGCATGGTCGCATGAGTCTCAAGAAGCAGGCCGACCGTGTGTTCCAGGAGTACCGCCAGTACCTCCCGCACCGGATCCTCATCGAGAAGGTAGGCCAGGCATCCCTCGACGAGTGGGTGCTGAACGAGCACATGGAGTTGGCCGGCATGATAGAGGTCACGCACCCAAAGGTCAGCAAGGCCACGCGGCTGCTAGCGGTGACGCCGCTCATGGAGCGGGGGGACGTGATCTTCGCCTCGCACCTAAATCCAGACGCAGAAGGATGGAACCCCGCGCGAGGGTCGCTGATCCACGAGCTGCAGGACTTCCCGTTCGGCAAGCACGACGACATGGTGGACGCCTTTTCACAGGCGTTGCATGCGGCCCGGCGGTACTTCCTTGACGCGTGGGCGAATGACGGCGACAATACCCTGGATGTTCGCATCGGCACGCAAGGGGAGGAAGAGTCACCGTACCTCTTCTGGTAGCGGAGCGCGGGAGGGCGCATGAGTCAGGGGATCAACATCGAACGGTTCATGGGCAAGGCTTTCCTGGTCATCACGGACGACTTCCGGGCGCCGGTGCAAGACGAGGCGTGGGACGGCGTCCTGGACGTAGGTCTGCTCGAGCTGCCCGGAGGAACCGAGCTGGACGTCATCGACGAGGAGCTCGCCGCGATGGAGCACATCGGCCCCGACGTCCATATCCCCTGCCGCGTCCGCGACCCCTACTACCCCCCCGTGCGCGTGCTTGTGCCACATCTGCAGCTGTTGCTCGCCTGCACCCAGGCCGAGCCGGGGTCCGGGCCACACGTCCACGATTCCATCCAACCTTGCGAGCACCTTGCGGTCCAGCGCGGGTGTCGGGCGTGTTTTCGCGACTGGTGGCAGACCAGGCTCGTGAGCGCCGGTCGCGAGGACCTCATGGACGCAGTGACCGAACCGTATCGCCAAGAAGGGCTGCCGCCGCGGCTGCGGACGGCCGGTTCGGTCGATCTGTCCAAGGCAAAGAAGGACTGCCGGCGCTGCAACGGCACAGGGCACGCGGGTTACCGCACCATGGACGATCCAACCGCGCCCGGCGAGACGATGAAGGTGCCTATCATCTGCCGCTGCGTCACGCGCAACGGCGGCGTCCAGAAGGACGTGCTCGACAAGCTCATGGAGGAGACCCAGCGCCAGCTCGAGAGCGGCACGTTCGCTACGACCCTGGCGAAAGACATCCGGCGGCTCCCGCCCAAGCACCGCACGCGCGCTATCGAGGCGCTGCGCCGGCAGGCGGCGGACGATCGCAAGGACCCGACCGCGCGACAGGCCATCCAAGATGCGCTACGCGCCCTAGAGGAGGACCACGATGGCGTTCCCGGAAAACCTACTGCTTGAGATCCCCAACGACGGCGCAGGCAACGCGATCGTCGGCACCAGCGACATCGTCCGCATTGACCAGATGAGCGACAAGGGCTACGACTTCATCCGTGCCGCGGGCGCTACGTTCGTGGGCAACCTGGAAGGCAGCGTGTCCATGCGGAACTGGACCACCATCGCAGCCCTGGCCGCAAGCGGGCAAGGTGCCGTCGGCGCGCACTACAACTACGTACGCGTCAAAATCGGCACGGCAGGCGTGCTGGGAGCGACCACGGAGCTGTTCGTCGGCGGAAAGGTTCTCTGATGGCCCGGCGCGGAGCCAAGACGCCGCAGCGGAATGCGCAAGATCCAGTGCGCCACTCGCTGGAGATGCTGGCCAAGGCGCGCGTGCTCGCCGGGTCCGAGGTGGAGGAGTCGGAGGCACTCGACGCCATCGAGGAAGCGAACAACCGCTTCACCAGCCTCGGCGCAACGGTGCCGCGCTACGACCCCGAGTCCCTGATCCGCTACGTCGAGATCACGCCTCACCTCCGCCCCTGCATCGACGCCATGGCCCAGAACATCGACGGGTTCGGCTACCGGTCCAAGCCGGTGGAGCCCTGGATGGAGGACCTGGACAGCGAAGAGGCCACCGAGGCGATCCGCCAAGCGCTGGACATCGAGCGCTGGCAGGATGAGCAGGACGCGGCCCTGGATCGAGAGCAGGAGAAGGCCCAGCTGCGTGCCCAGCTCGAGGAGCTCCTGGGCAAGGCAAACGACGCGCGAGCGCAGGGGCAGACCTCGCGCACCGTGCGCAAGTGGGAGCGAAAGGTCGAAGAAGCGCAGGTGCAGCTCGACGCTCTGGAGACACCCCCCGAGGAGCCACTGCTTCCCGAGGGCGAGGTCCCCGAGGGCGAGCAAACAGCAGAAGAGTCCGTCCCAGACGCCGAGGTGGACAAGGCGCGCGAGATGCTGCGGGACGAGCTGCGTCGCCAGGGCTACCTGTTCGAGGCGTGGTTTAAGAACTGCTGCTCCGACCGGTCCTTCGTCGAGTTGCGACGGAACGTGCGCGAGGACATCAAGACGCACGGGTGGGGCGGCATCGAGTTCCTACGCGACGGCTACGGGCGGCTCAAGCGGCTAGCTTACGTGCCCGGCTACACCATTCGGCCCATGGCTGACCGCGGTGACTTGGTCGACGTGACCGAGGACGACGCCATCACGCCTCTGTCCGAAGGACGCCAGGTCATGGTCAAGCGCCGCTTCCGCATCTACGTGCAGATCGTCGGCGGATCAAAGGTCTACTTCAAAAGCCCCGGCGACCCGCGCACCATCAGCCGCACCACGGGACGGGTGTACCGCGACCTCGCAGCCATGCGGCGGCCCGTCGAGGCCGACCCGCCAGGCGAAGGCGCCGATGCGCAGACCGCAAACGAGCTGCTGTACCTGTCGGACCATGATCCTACCACCCCCTGTCCGCCGCCCGTGTGGATCGGCAACCTGGTATCGGTGCTGGGCGTGCGCGAGGCCGACGAGACGAACTACTACTACCTGGCCGACAAGGCCCTGCCAGCCGGCATGCTGTTCGTGCACGGAGGACGGCTCTCGCGTGGCGTCAAGGAGCGCATCGAGTCGCGCATCAAGAACGAGCTCGCCGGGGCCCAGGGTACGGGCAAGCTGCTGGTGGTGGAGGCCAACCCCACGGGGGGCAATCCAAACGAGCGATCGGTGCTGCCAAGCATCACATTCCAGTCGCTTCGCGAGATGCACACCAATGACGCCCTGTTCACAGCCTATGACGAGCGCACGGCCGACCGCATCGGTGCGTCGTTCCGGCTGTCCCCCATGCTGCGCGGCTACACGCCCAGCACCCTCAATCGGGCCACGGCCAACGCCGCCCTGTACTTCGCGGAGCAGCAGGTGTTCCAGCCCGAGCGGGAC